TTTCTTCTCATTTGATTACCCTTAGTAGTATTGTGTCGGCGTTGATTCGCCCAGTCATTGGTTGTTCGACTGCATTAATATCAGTTAGTGTTTTACGCAGCGCTACTTTACCCGCAGTAATAACTCCTGGTAAAACAGTCTCTGGTTTTCGAACAGTTTTTTGGATCGACTTAGATTCTTCAAAATTAGTCAAAGTAGTACCTTTCACGCCAAATCCTGAATTGTCACTTGAGAAGTAACATCCAAGTTTTCTTGTTTTTGTGTTAAAAACCCATAACTGAGATGCGCCGATAATGTCAGTAGGATTAATAGAAGCCACTTTAAAATCTTTATCTTCTTTCTTATATTGAAACGTAGCCAGAATCTTTTCGGTTGTCTTGGGCTTCTTCTTTCTTGGTGTTCGTGTCACTTTAGCAACATGACTAATCCTCGAACAATCTGCCACAACTGTATTTAGAAAATCCAGATATCGTTTTAGTAAAGTTCGCTTAAAATTAGAATATCCTTCAACTAATTGTTCATCTTTACTTGCAATAACTTCTTGCAGTTCTGCAATTCGTTTTTCACAGAAAGAAACAATAAACTTTATGTGGACTGCCTTGACTTGGCGCGCCTGCATCCACTCATATGGATTAATATGAGTGAAACCTTTCTTGGCAATACAATCATCAATGACACCTTCAAGTTCACCAATATGCTCACGAGCTTTGTCTTCGATCCGTTCTTGAATCGAAGGACCCACTTTCTCTACTTTACTCTCTTCTTCTTTAGTACTTTCTTTAAATAGAGATCGAAGATTTTCGATAGAGTTCTCAATCCATTTATCATTCTTTTCTGTAAGAGGAGCTCCGCGAAGTTTCATACGGCAAACAAATCCAAGATTCTTAAACTTGTCTTCTGGAACTTTATCAATGGCGTCAATAATGTTCTTAGACGCTTTCTTGTCTTTTAGATATTGAATAGTATACTTTTTACTTTCTTTATCGGAACAATGATATGCATACCAATTCAATGCCTTCGAAAGTGGTACATCTTGATAAAGAGAAACTTCAACATTAGTCCACGTTGGTTCACCACCAGACGCTTTCTTTTCATACTCTTCGATTGAAGTGGGTCGCATATTTAATTAATTTGTTTATATACTAGAGGCAGAAACTGAGTTAATAGAATCAAGACGAAATGAACGCCATCCGTTGTTTTCTACATCCCATACAGCCATTGTACTAGGATTTTCCTTGGGTGTCAAGGTCTCAGATAGAAGTTGTTTTTCTACAACATTCTGTTTAGGAACATACTCGGCGAGAAGAGTACATTTCATTTCTCGTTGTTCACCATTGACTTTTGTAAAGACAACAGTTGCAACAGACTTTTCCAAAATTTGTTTCAATTCAAAACGATCAATCATATTATTTCTCCATATCTTTCATAGATTGTTCAATAGCTTCAGTCATTGCCTGAAAATTTTCATTCATCGCTTTATCTGATTTAGTAGTAGCTCGACAAATGACACCAAAAAATCCATCATCAAACATTCTATTCAAATAATCTACAGGTGATATTAGTATTGCTTTAAATCTATCTGGTTTTTCAGATAGATCTTGTGGCGTTACAATTATATCATATAGATCTCCCATCGATGAACCAGGAAGTTTTTGACCAGGATCACTAAACTCAAATGCTTTAATTGCTAAATTACCATCATCACTCCTCATAAACATAAAACCATCGTAATCTCCATTACGTAATGCTTTTAATTCTTCCATTATATTCCTTAATGTGTGATTTTCTAACTCTTACCATTATCCAAGTGTTATAAAAGTCGTCGGTTTCCAACACAGTTCTGCCAAACTGTTCTTTCGCTTCGACATAACCACACTCACCCTTAGTCTTACAAAGATGTAGAATTTCTCTCAGGAACATCTGTTCACCTAGCACCTTCACGTCGGTCTGAAGTTCCGTGTTCGAACCGTAGTAAGTTTGCCAGTCAGATGCTATCTTATACCTTTTCTTCTTGCCTTTCAAGGTTTTTGTTCGCGCTGAGTAGAAAAACTTCTTACCAATATATTTCTTATTGGTTTGAAGATTAGTAATTAAATAAACAAACCCATAGTATTCACCAATTTGACTTTCTGTGAAATCTGATCCCTCAAATTTCCAGGTCACTCCCATTCCTCAATATCTAAATCATCATCTTCTTCTTCATATACTTGTTCTGTAACATCTTCTACTGCTTCACCACAAAATGGACAAAAACTAGGTAATTGATCCGACACTAGTTCTTCCTCATATGCAATTTCAAATGTTGACTCACAACTAGCACAATCTGCTGTTATAATTTTGTCTGCCATTTAAATCTCCTTAATTAGCCCAAACATCGCTCCAATTTCCAGTCAGAGCGCCCTTAGCATAATCTGTTGCACGATTCTCAAAAAAGTTAGTGTGAGTCGGTGCATTAATCATCTCTTCTACCCACGGTAATGGATTCTTCTTCACTTTAAATATTCCTTTGAGACCCAAAGAAATAAGACGGCGATCAGCGATATAGCGAATATATCGCTTAACATCATCAGAAGTAAGATCCCGCATGTCACCCATTTTGAAAGCGAGGTCAATAAATTTCTCCTCAAGATCAACCATTTTTTCTGCGATAGTGTAGATTCTTGATTTGAGTTCATCATTCCAGATTTGCTTATTTTCTTCTATATATGTTCTAAACAATTTAATCATGGATTCAGCATGCATTGTTTCATCAACAATTGACCAAGTTACGATTTGACCCATACCTTTCATCAAACCATTTCGAGGAAAGTTCAACAACATAATGAACGAAGAGAATAACTGCATACCCTCAGTAAATGCAGAAAACACAGCAATGTGTGTTGCAGTATTCTCTAGTGTTGAGTTTTGATCTGAAATGTCTCTGATATAATCATGTTTGTCACGCATTTCTTGATAAGAGAGAAACTCATTATATGTTGTTTCTGGCAGACCAAGAGTTTCAATCAAATGTGAATATGCAGCAATATGCAACGCTTCACGGGCAGCAAAACCAGCAAGCATCATTCTAACTTCTGGTTGTGGAAAGTGTGGCAAGTAATTGCGTACATAACCACCAGCAACGTCAATGTCACCCTGTGTGAAGAATCTAAAGATGTGAGTTAGAAACAATTGCTCGTTTTCAGTTAAACGTTTTTTCCAATCTTGTACATCTTCTGACATTGGTACTTCTGTGTGCAACCAATGAGATTGTTCATGCTTCAACCATGCTTCATACGCCCAAGGATAATTAAAGGGTTTAAAATGATCCCTTTCGTCCGTGAGTGTTAGTTTGCCCTCTTTAGTCATTTTATCCTCTTGATTTAATTAAATTGTCTTTGAAAATCTTCCAACAATTTTCCCATGTCCATTCTTTCGATGTTTCTTTAACTAATTTTCTATTCAAAGAAAGACACTTATTTATTGATTCCGATAAGTCTGGTCCTATGTATCCGTTTATGCCGTTGTGTATAATATCTTTAGGACCCGTTACGTTGTATGCAGCAACAGGAGTTCCAACACTCAGTGATTCTATCATCACAATACCGAACGTGTCTCTGGTGCTTGGAAAACAAAACACATCAGCACTTAGATAATAATTAGCTAAATCACTTCCTTTCTTATATCCAACAAACTTAACTTTCTTATACTTCTCTTCCAGTTCTTTTCTGTGAGGACCGTCGCCAACAATGATTATAACATACTTATCCTGTAGTGTACAGAGATCTTCTAGATTTTTCTCTTTCGAAACTCTTCCCACATATAGAACTATTGGTGATGTATTATTTCTGCGACTGATTGTGGGTTTTAAAACAGATCTATCTACACCTCGAGTCCATGGTATTATATCAGATCTAAATTCTCTTGACTCTAATTCTTCTACCATCGATGTAGTTGTAGTGAGAACTCTACCTGAATGTTTATGAAACCATCTAACATAACGATATGTTAAATCAACAGGTATCTTATATAATGTGTGTAGAAACTCTGGAAATTTTGTATGATAACTTGTGTTGTAAAAGTATCCATTTCTGTCGCACCAAATTCTTGCTGCTAAACCTACGGGCCCTTCCGTAGCAATGTGAATGTGATCTGGATTAATCTCTTCAATTCTTTTTCCGATTCCTCTAGGCCAAGCGATTT